AAAACCCGTATGCCTCAACAAGGCATGCATACAATAAACCAGTGGGAAACTGATTACTTAAATATGTTGTCGTATTATTAGCAGATAATCCTGCTGGCTTCAAGATATAATTTAATTGCATAGTATATGTCAAGTCTGGAATTGGGGCTAATACTATTGTTTGTTCATCCCAATAACTAAAATATTTAGGTAATCCTTGTGCATTAGTGCTGTTATATTCATTAATAAATCCAGTATCTCTATATTCTACTACAGCATTAGGCCCTGTATATGCACCTCCTGGAATGATTTGAGCTTCTCTTATAATCAAAGTTTGATCTGTTAAAAGAGGTGTACTTACGTAAGGTTGAGCTGCAATAACAGTAGCTGTTGCATATTTTCTATTATTATCAGAATCTACATCTCTTTGAATTCTCCATTCAGCATCTAAAATAAAACCATTGACAATAGTTGATGTAAATACATTTGAATCTACTTCTGTGTAATCTCTTATTTTTTGTACTAGTTCTGCGTATGTCATATTAAGCTTGTAAAGTTACTGGACCTGCAGAACATTGTGCTCCACCACCAGAAACATTTCCTGTTGTTGCTGTACTTGTACTTAAGAAATAAAAATAATTCAATGGATCTCCAACAATACCAGATGAATCAATTTTTCCAACTGTAATCGTAAAACCATTTGCATTTGAAATATCTGTAACATTATCAAATGAAGGTACTAATTCAAATGAAGTCTCGCGCGTAGGCGTGCCCGGGATTAAAACTTCTGGAGGTCCTCTAAATCTAACAACATTGCCAGTAGATCTTCCATGATCTTGTGAATAAACATTAATATAAGTGCTACCTGCATACTTAATAGTTGTAAAAGGATTTGGTGTTAATTCAATAATTACTGGTGGCTCTTGTCTATCAGGATGAGCATATTGTAATCCTTCAGGATCAGCTTGATGTGGTTTTGGTTCTAATTGTGGATGCTTTGGTTCATATTCAGAAATATGTACCCATGATCCATTCCATTCTTGTAACATTTCTTGATATGGAAATCTCTGACCAGAACGGTCTGAGATCATATATGCATATTTTCCGTTTGATAGATTTCCCATTATGCGCTCGGATAGTAAGTTTTAGGTGTAATGAATGAACTTGAAGAAGAGCCATCACTGTCTAATGCTCTTAATAATTCATCCTCATATAATAATTTCATTTCTTGTCCACGTTGTGGTGCAAATTTAACTGCTAAATAATAAGATAGGCCTGCGCACATACACGGAACAAATCTATATGGAACGTTTGTAATATTTGTATAAGCTCCAACATCTTGAATTCTTTTTGCATAGTAATAATGCATTACGTTATTTACCTGATCTGATCCCGGTGTTAAATATAAAGTGATTGTAATTTTATCTATAAATCTTTGTACCCAATATTGAGTTGGTTGACCTTGTGAATATTTAGAAGATAAAGAATTGTAAACTGATCTACTTATTTTTGTAAGTGGAAAATCTACAACTGGTACTTGTTCTGTGTTTCTATATGATGCTTCATAAATATCATCTGGCCCATATGTAATGGAATTATAATCATAAACCGCAGTATTATCTGCATGAGTTGCAGCTGTAGTACTATTTGCACCACGCGTACAACCTGTTATTTGATTAGAAGATGTATTAGTTCCAGTATATGTAATTTGTTCAGAATCTATTAATAATGTTCCTGATGTTGGAAACTGCCAAACTGAATCTAATGTAATTGTAGTTTGTCCTGCAGTAATTGCACCATCTAAATAACTAAATACTCCATCTGAAGTTCCATCAGATGCTGATCTATAAATTGTATAAACAGATTGACCTGCTACAAATGAAATATCATTTGATGCTACTTCCCAATAATGTAAACCCCTGTTGCTCCATTCTTGAAACATGATGTTCAGCGAGCGACGAGCGGCTTTCATTTGGTTACCAGTATTATTGATAAGACCAATTCTTTCGTATGACTCTTCTATGATTTCATCAATAGTAAAAGTTTTTTCAAAAACTGTAGTGCCTGAAGAGGTAGCCATACTTGACTCCTACTTTTCTATAAATAACGTAACAGTTAAGCTTGTATTTGAAACAACTCCAATACCATCAACAATTGCAGTACCATTTCTTTCAGCATATAAAACACCATCTTCTGGAAGATTTAATGTTTCAGTTTGGTTAGCACCAACAGCAATTGGAATATAAACTTGTGTATTAGTTGATGTACTTACAGTTGTAGTATTTGCTAAACCATTAATTATACATGTTCCTGCAGTTGCAGTACCATTTTGTATCATGTAACCTCTTAATCTTGTAGGTCCAGTAAATAAAACTACAGTACTTGTAGCAGCTGGACATATTACCGGTTTTACATCTGACTTCATATTTTTTCTCCTTATATTAAGGAGCCCTTTCGAGCTCCTTAAATTAATTTATTATAGTGCCGCTAATGCTGCGTTTTGACTATAAGTAACAACGATTCTTGCTTTACCTGCACTTGCAGAGTTAGCAACTGTTATTCCATATAATTCAACATCAGAAGTTCCTACAGTTCTCCAAGCATCTGCTGCTGCTGGTAACATTGAAGCTCCCGTTGCAGTTGCTGATACGTTAGTTGCTGCTGCTAAATTTGTAGCACTTGATGAACTTTTACCAACTGCAATTGTAGTTGTGCTTGAGCCAGTAAATAATGATTCTACTTGAATTGACACACTAATGATTTGACTGTTCGCTGGAATTATAATTCCAAGAGCAGTAGCTGTTGTTGTTGCGTTTGTTAATGCTACAGTTGATGATTGAGTTAATACAACTGGTCCAATGTTTTTAACATTTGTTCCAAGTGTAGTTCCTGTAGTATCAACGATTGTTCCGGCTCTAACTGGGCCTGAAAAAGTTGTATTTGCCATAAGTATATTCTCCTAGTTTTTCCAATCTAGTCTCTAGGCTGTCGACTATACGCGTCTAGATCAGAAGGTTATGTATAGTGCTTAATATATAACTGAATTTATTGAATAGCGCAAGGGATACCTGCATCGAAAATCTACTTTTCGGATATAAATAGCTAGGTTTAGCTAGCTACAGAAAACTCAGGAGCAGCCATTTCTACTTTAATTTGTCTGGTTGCTATTTCAGCTTCAGACATCTTAATTTGGTTAATGATTTCACGAATTTTTTCGTCAATCCTAACCATGTCAAGAGTATATATTCCCTCTTGAATGTAGTGTTGCTCCCAATCAAGTTCTAGGGCTCTCTTCTTTGTGTAAAGAGCTTGAACGTGATTTATCATCTACAACCTCCTCATAGGTTATCCAGCATTTATCTTTAGCAAAAGATCGCATGCTGTCTTTTAGTAATATACCTTTTTTTCCTATTTTGTCAAGGATAGCTAATTCTATACTTTCTGCACTATCTTCAGCTTCAATGTCAAAATTAGCCATGTGACCATAAGCTCTAATTTTTACTTGAAACATTTTTGTCATAATTCTTTCTTTCTAACATAATAATGGGGTGAGATATACCCACCCCATTAAATAAAATTTGCTTAAATATTAAGCAGATCCTGATGATCCGAAGATACCTCTAGGGTCAGACCAGCCGAAGCTGTATCTTTCTCTAGCTTTGTATCTAACGTTACCAGTATCAAAATCACCTTCCATAGCAGTTTTGATAGGTGCTCTTACGAACATCTTCATACCGTTTGGAACGTCAGTTTTGATAAAGAATGCATCAGTATCAGTTAAGAAATTGTTAACCACGTAACCTTGTGGAACCATTCCCATTGATTTGATCGCATTGATATCGTTATCAGCAGTTTGTGTTCTTCCAGCTGATTTCATTAATCTTTCCGCAGTGAATTGTAATTCTTTTGGAATGATTAATTTAACACCTTGAGCTGCAATTTTTAAACCACGCTCATCTGTGAACGAGTTGATATCAATCAACGATTGTTCAAGAGAAGTTTCGTTTAAGTCAGCTTGTGTAGCCAATGTATTACTGAATGAACCAGCAATAGTTGGGTGTGATAAGTTTATTAAAGAAACTCCGTCACCACCTACATAAGATGTACTGAAACCGTTGTTTAGAACGTTAGCTGCAGTTACTTGTTTAGTGTTTGCCATAGATCTTGCTAAAGCTTTTGTATATCTAGACGCAAGTCTGTCATACAAATTGTCCTCAATCGCTTCTTCAGTGATTGCGAAAGCAAGTGCTACGGTATTATGAGTGTATCTAGCTGTGAAAGTTTCTTGCGCATTGTCAAATACAACTGCAGATCCTTCCGGCTTGATTTCCGCGTTAGCGAAACCTGATAACATTACTTCCTCTTCGAAAGCTCTGTCTGAAGTTTCAGTATCGAAAATTTCAAGATGCTGATTCTCGTATCTTTTATATTCCAGGCCGAATAGTGCATTCAATCCTGGTTCTAGTTCTTTAACTAGTTGTCCTCTTGATATAGCCATATTCTTATATTCCTGTAAATTGTTTATAGAAATGGTTATTGATGATAGCCGTTACTACTACGTTAGTAGAGTAAGTTGTAGCATTTAATAATTCATTGCTAGTTATGTTTTTTGTAACGCCGATGACACGTAATTGAGCACCAGTCGAAACTGCCAATTGCGATGTATTTAAAGTAACTTTAGATACATAGTTAGCTGAAGATCCAGCTGTATAATGTATATTTCCGTTTAAGAAAATATCCGCGATTGGAAGAGCCGCCGAAGCTTGTATTTCGTATCTCTCGTAAGGGTCGTCACTAACATAGCCGACAATGTCAGTAGCAGTGTTTGAAGCTGCTAGATTGTTCGCCCATGTTGGTTTCTTAGTTGAAGCATTCGTAAAGAAAACTCCGTTTAGTGAACCTAACAATTGATCAGAGCTTGTAGCTACCGTAATGTATCCAGTTGCCGCTGCTGTTACTGGGTCATTTTGATAGATAGCTGATGAGCTAGCTGCAATCATATATTCACTTAAACCTTGAGCATCTCTATTCTGTCCAACTTTGCCTATCGGTAATAAACCGAAGGCTGCGTTTGGGTTAGCCATAGTTTTTTTCCTTGTTTAAGTTTTTATTTACTTTGTTGATATTACAAAAAAATTATTTTTTGTTCGTACCACCAAAAGTTACACGAGTCTGCCTCTCACTATTGATTGGCATACTTGGGTGCTGATCCTTATAAAGGTCGTTATTTACTGCATCTTCTCGATCCTTAGTTTGTTTTGCAAAATAAGCATCTCTAGCTGCTGCAACCTCTACAGGTATCCTTGCCAGCGCAAGGCCACCATGCCCGATTACTCCCGCGTATTTTCCTTCGCCTATCGTTGAATAAGTTTCACCAGGGTATTCATCGGATCTAACCAATTCCCATCCTGATCTTAATTTACTTGAAACGTTTTTAGTGTCATCCTGACCTAAAATTTCAAGCCTTATCCATCGGTGTTTAAAACCGTCCTTAGGGCGCGGTGCATCTAAACTTGATGGTGGAGTCCAAGTTGTAGGTCTCTTTTCAGCAGTCCTAGTTTGGCTCGCACGTGGGGTCTTAATGTTTTCTTTTGTCATATGCCTATACCTCCTTCGTGATATTTAATTGTTTCGCATACTCTTCTAATGGCACTCCTAATTTTTTAGCGATAGCAACTTGAGAAGGCGTGAGTCTCACAGTTTTGCGACCAGGTTTTACACTTCGCTTCGCTGAAGCTACTACTTGTGTCGGTCTAGTCGTTTCCGTTGTTGCAATCTTATCAAATTTATGGGGAAACTCAAGTCTTATTCTTTTATCAATTTCCGCATAATATTCGTCACTTTCAGCATCATATCCTTCATCATCTATAAGAGTTTTATGAATGTCAAAAGCCGTGTAAGTCATAGCTTTATCAGCTCCAAACCATTTATTTCTACCTGCCCAAGATTCTGCTCTTGGATCTGCTGTAGATTGTCTATCTGGTACTCTAACATCTGCTATTTTTCTTACGGGTTCTTCTTTTGCAAGATTTTCTGAACTAGATTTAACTTCTTGTAATCTAGCTTCCTCATAACCTAATCTTGCTATATCTTTAGAGATATCAACTTCAGCACTATAATCATTAGCTTCTCTAGCAACTGCTAGTCTGCTTTTTGCTGCTTCTAATGCCGATGCAATTTTAGCTTCTCTATCTTTAATAGATACAGTTTCTAAAGTGCTAAATCTTTTTGTTAAAACTTCTTTTTCTGCTTTAACAGATTGAGCATAGTTTAAAGCTTCTTCTCTACGCTCTGCCTCTCTCATTTTTTTAGTTAGTTTTGCAATTCTTCTTTGCACACCTTCACTATAATCTTCTAATTCGTCTTTCTTGGCTTCTGTCTTCTTGTCTTCCGTCTCCAGCTTCGTGTCGCTGGCGTCTAGGGACTTAGCTTCTTCTTTTACTTCTTTTACAGTTTCTTCTTTTACTTCAAACTCAGGTTCCGGTGTAGAATCATCTTTTATTTCTACATCCATCTCTGGTCCTGAAGTATCTATATCAACTGTCTTTGCATTTTTATCTTCTGGCATAGTTTTCTCCTATGGTTAAATATAGTGAAGTACATCTTCGGGATTTTTAATTGTCCCTAAGACTTCATCGTCATTTAATATACGAACTTCACCGCCCTCGATTGGTAATCGCGATCCCGCGTAGCGCGCGAAGATCACCCAATCTTTTTCCTTGCACCACGGGCCTGTTGGATATTTTTCTTTATCCAAATAAG